TAAAGCCTTATCTACTGCCGCCTTATGGATTGCAAGGTGCTTCATGAGAAGTGCGTCGCACTCGCGCTTTGTGTATACCTTCCCTGGAATAACGTCTGAACCAGTGATGCCTGCGCAAATAGTCCACACCCCAGCAACATCCCTGTAAGGCCTGTACTCAACACCCTCATGCTCATTCAGGAATGGAACCGCCAACGCCATTGCGCCAGCTACAGCCGAACCAATGACCTTATTCTTGATGCTCATCATTTACTCCTGATTCTCATTGCCTCGCGAATGTCGCCATCCTCAAGTGCTTTATGGAGCGCTTTACTGTCACGCCAGCGCAGCCATGCGCCAAAAATACCAAAGCACACGGCAATAACTAAGCCAATAATGCCGATGATTGTGTTGTCAGATAAACCGCCGCCCATAGCTACTCCGCTACCGGACAAGGCGGCTGCGTCATAGAAATGCTTCATGTTGCGGCCTCTTTAAGTTGATTTGGTTAAATAATACCAGACATTGCACTTTGACATAAACGAAAAAAGGCAGCCATAAAGGCCGCCTGTTTGCAAGTTGATGTTTATTATAAGTTAGTCTGCGATAATAAATTCCACCAATTCTCCATCAATCGGGGCGAAGATCCAAGTCATGTCATCTCCATAAATCTTGTAGTTACCATCACCCTGGTACTCACCACTGTAAGGATTGTTTACAGTAAATGGAAGTGATTTGGATTTGTTGCTAAAGCAGAATAATTTAGTCATTTTGATAATCTCTCAACGGTTTACGCAAATAAGCGTGTTTACATTAATCGGGAAGCAGTTGCCACCCATTGTATTAATCATTACGAAAGTACAGTTAGGGTAATACTCAAGGCTCCTGGCTTTAACTACTTGCGATGGGCAATTTGAGAACAAAACTTCATCGCCCACCTTAACCATGTCAACTTTAATTGTTTGCAGCATTAACGCTCTCCAAGTGCCGCAAGTATTGCATAAGCGATTTCACGTGCATTCTTAGAGGTAAGGTTAATGGTGTCAACTTTCATATCTTCTTCGCTAGAGCCATACGCCTGCGCAATCTTAAAGGTCTTACCAAAACCAACATCTTTAACTTCGATTTGTGCATCTGATTGTGTGAACTTAGCCATTTTTGTATCCTCTCGTTTTGTTTCGATGGAGTAAATATACCCCATCGTTTGATTTTCGTTTTAGCTATTCGTGCTGTTTATTACATTCCTGGGCGGTAAATGAATCGACCAATCTCACCAAACTTCTTGTGGTAAACAATTACTGCAGCCTGTCGATAGCTCCTCCAACCACCACGAGCAGCGTAAGCATCCTTACTCGCTAGCGCCGGGTGAACCTCGTCAATACCAAGAGTGCATTCTGTTACTGTTGCATGATGGAAGTGGCCTGAGTGGCAATAAACAAACTCACATTCACCAAAGTCCTTGCGATAATCAGTGGCCATTGCAGAAAGTCTTCCCTCAGCTTTCTTCATGGTGTGACCATGAGTATAACCAAGCAATGTAGACCCGTAGCGAGTCTTGTGCATGATTGCAGGACTAACATCAACATAGACTCGTGGCTCATTGTCATAGAATGCAGCCATTGCAGCGCGCAGCCAAATCATTGATGCCTGATCGTGGTTGCCTTCAATAACCTGAATCTCAACCTCTTTATGCTTCATTAGCATCTTAGTTACAGTTGCACGCAGAGATCGAATAGCAACATATACCAACTTGGCAAATCGACTATCCTGATCAAGTACGTGCTTACTTGCTGGTGTAACCGCATCAAGACCATCAGAGTGAAGGAAATCACCTCCAATCAGAAGCACTGCCTTCTCTGAATTTGGAGCTTTGCTAATTGAATAGTCAAAGTATGAATTCATCAACTTTTCAGCTGTTGACGTGTCGTAGTTCTCACCAGCCTCGTGGGCGTGAGCCATCATGCCAATGTGAATGTCAAAAACCGGGTAAAGCGTTAACGTCTCATCGAAATCAACTTTATCACTCTCAACAACTTCAGCCTTCGGGAGTTCTGAGCAAAATGCCTCTTTTGCTTGAGTCATAATCTCTTCAAGTCGCTCATTATCAATACTAGTCTTCACCCATCGAATCTTCTCGTTACCTTCAGCATCAATCATGGTTGAAGTTCCTTTAACCATGTAGCCATCTGGAACTAGCTTCTTGATACCTTCATTTCCGTGACCATCACCAGCTTTGGCCAGCTTGCTACGACGCAATTCAACGTTGCGAATGTTCATTCCGTACTTCTCTGCGATCGCCTTATTGGTCATTCCATTTTCAAGTTCTTCGCGTAGTTGTTCGTTGCTAATCTTTGCAGTTGCCATTATATAAGTTCCTTAATTCATTACGATAAAGTATAGGATAGTAAAGCTAAACAGTGGTGCTAATGCTACTAGTATAAGGCTCTTCATTCAACTTCTTTCAACCAGTAGTCGATAACTTCCTCACTAATTGCTAATTTCTTGTCAAGGTCAGTCATGCACAGATTTCCGCATGCCGGAGAGTAGTAAATCTGCACCCACTTCCCGTCTTTAGTTTTTGCATTCACATCTACATAATCAGGAGGCAACCAGTCAGCAATAGGTATCACTCTAAACTTCGCTCCACTTTGCCCATACACTAAATCGTAATGCTCTGGCTGAAAATCAAAACCCAACATACTTAATCCTTAGGCTTCGTTATCTTAAACTTGAATCCCTCAGATTTAAGGAATTCATTAACATCAATTCTCACACCTGGCTTAACTCTTACGTATTTTCTTGGGCGTTCATCCATGTAAGAGAATTTCCCATTAAACACAACACTGATATCTTTTATGTCAAAGAATCGGGATATCTGCTTAATGTCACATTGCAAGCCAGCCTCTCCACAATGCGCCCATACAGCGGCGCGTCCGGTTTCAACTATCATAATCCGTAAGCCATTTTCAGGTATTCTTTAGCGCACATCCAAAGATAGTCGCAACTTTGATTTACCGCCGCCTTTGAATATATCTGAGCAAGGTCGAACATCTCTTTGTCTACAATTTTCATCTCTCAATCCTCTGCGCTGTTGATGTGTTTAATATAATCCATCCGTGGATTTTAGTTTTAACAAAAAGTGCTATTCGACTAAGAAACTAACTTCCTTTCCGTTCGAATCTCTGCACCCGTAATATCCATCACCTTGATAACTAACGAACCATTGGCAACCATCGTCGCTTTCTACTGTTATTTCACCATCTGAATGAAAGTTAATTTCGTAATCATCGAGCAGTGTAAAGTGTCCATTTGTTTTTACACAGATGCCAGTCATAAGAAATACTCCGGGCAATCTTTCTTCATTTCTTCAATGTCAGCAACCATACGGTCGCGCCATGTTTCGATATCTGTTTTCAGGTAATCTTCTTCGAAACTATAATCAAGGCACCACGCTAAATCCCAAACGTCATGTTTATATCCAGACTTGGTCAACTCCTGAGCCACCATCGCCTGAAAGAGTTCCCATTGCTTATCAAAAGTTAATTTTTTCATTATTCTGACACTCCAAATCCATCAATTAGCCTAATAGGAACAACAACCTCACATCCACCATCAATTACGAAAACAAACTTGTCAATGTATTGTGAGAATGTGTTGAATAAGAATTTTGAATCCTCTCCGGTTTTCCAGTTTACGATTGCCTCTCTCATTCTGATACCTCATCAAACTTTTCACCAAATGCGTTTTTAACAGTTTCCAGGTCATCTTTGTATGTTGGGCTAACCTCGAATGCGTAACCATCGTTATCATCAAGTGAATATCCGGAATCTGAAATAACAAGCTCATATTGATAACCAGTCTTGCGTGATTCGTAGATTTTTCCAGTAAATATAGTGATAGCAGCCATTTTGTTTCTCTCTCTGCGTTTCGTTTCGATGAAGTGATAATACACCACCTCACCGATTCGTCTTTAGCAATTCGTGCTATTTTGAAATCATTTCTTTGAATGCCGCAAGAAAACCTTCACGCCCATAAGCCACAGCTGCGAAACCCCCTGCTTCCCTTACGCTTTTTAAGAAAGCCTTTTGGTCTTCACTGACTGGACTAGCCTGAGTTTTTCCCGCCCTCTTTAGCTCTATAGCTCCAAATGGATATCTTCCTCGCAATGATTCAGGTATCAGAAAAAAGCAATCTGATACGCCCTTAAGGAGGCCTTTTGCCGCATCCTTTCTGGCTGCGCACATTGATTTCTTTCCCTCATTAACGGTATGCCAATAGAGAATCTGAGGGTGGTTATACTTAACCCAATCAGAGCAAAAGATTTGTTCGTCATCCTCCTTTGGGCATGACTTAACCGGGCCCTGGTAAAACTCAATGTAATCCTCTTTATCTGTAATTTTCATCTCAATCCTCCATAGTAAAAGATTTGTTTGCAATGATATCCTGACCTTTCTGATTTTTTCTGTGAGTCACCCGCAATGGCTCACGAAATTGACTTGCGTTAGTCATAATCATTCTTGCATTACGCAGTCTCCCGATTCTAAATGCCTCCGCTTTGTTCTGTATGTGAGTCTGACAAAATGCTTTCCACTTAACAGAGCAAACACGATGGTCACTTTCTGGAAAAAATGTTTCATATGCAATGAACTTTTGACCATTGTGCGCCATGATTTCATAACGAGCAACTATGCCAGTTTGGTTTTTAGTTAGGCCAATGCTAAATCCGTAAACTCTCAACCAATCCCCTTGGCGATACATCTTTCCCGAAAGTTTGGCGTTAGGGTCAATAAGCATTTCACCACAGCATCTACAGTTTTTGGCAACTATGTCGTTTTTCTCACCGCAGCCTTTCTTTAATATAACCTTTGTCTGCGGGTCTTCAATGTCATCGCAAGTACGAAACTGAAAAAAATGCTCACACCTTTTACCGTCGATAACATTATTACAACGACGAGCAGAAGGAGAGTTCTCATAGCTGCAAGCTGGACATATTCTTGGCTCTTCACCACCCTTACGAGAAGACTTGAATTTCTGGTCCTGAACCTCCTCTATGATTGGGTCAAAGTATAATTCTGCCATGTCATCAAGAGTGCCTGCGAAGTCCAATACCACATGATCTTCTTTAACCATACCCATTTCTTTATGCTTCTTCTTGAGTATACGCATACCACGACCAAGAAGCTGAATAAGCAATGTGATGCTGCCAACCTTGCGAAGAATTATTGACGTATCCCACGGTGGGACATTTACGCCGGTTGTGAGGCATCCAATCTGGAAAATGAATTTATACTTACCCTCAGATGCGTCGGATAGAATCTCACGGCGTTTTTTCTCCCCCGTGGAGTCGGTTACTATGGCCCAGGTTACACCCTTAGGGAGTGCAGCAGCAGCCTCTTCGCAATGACGCTTACCAGAGCAGGTAACAAGCGCCGCGTTCCTTGTCTCCATGAACTTTGCTGCAAACTGCATAATCTTTTGTGTCATAGACTGACTCTGGTGAATCTTCTCCTCCATTGCGTTCAGGTCTTTCTTGCTGAAGTCTTTAATTCCATCATCACCATCTGGCGTAAATTCTGTAAGGTCATAACCCAAATCACCAACCTCGCCGTAAACGGTTGGGACAACGAAACCCAAGTCAACCAGGTAATTGGTTGGAACCTGCATAACCGTCTTACGCCAAAAACCTCGAATATTAGGATTACTGACCACTATGTGATTATTATCACGGTATGGGCTACCAGTAAGGCCAAAGATACGTAGTTCGCGCTTGTATTTCTCACGGCAACGGCGTTTCATCTCACTTATGATTAATGTGTACTGAGATCGACCTGTACCAGTTAAGCCCGTATACTCACCATCCTTAAAAACCATCTCACCTTTTGCCGTGCTCATTTGCTCAAACGTTTCTTCGTTCTCTTCTGCCTCGACAATATCCATGTGATCCACCATATGACACTCATCTATGGCTATTACAGCAGGAACGTAGTCACCAAGCCCCTTAAACAATCCGTTGGCTGCTGTACCCTCACTAGCAACTATGGTTTGGTAATAAACTGATTTAACGTTAAGTCCGGCGCAATAGACGCTGTTACGGATACCGAAATTACGAAGCTCTTCTGAGTTCTGGCTAATTATCTCTGACTGGCGAGAAAGAACCATGTAAGGCAAGCCCAATTGCTCCATGCGCTTACCAATCATAGCAAGAATGATTGTCTTACCGGCAGACACAGAAAGGTCGGCGATAAATGGTGCCTCGTACTTGCCAATAGCCTTACCAATCGCATCAAATGTTACGCACTGAAAATGATAAGGAGTTACCTCACCGAATGAGTAGTCCTTCTGAATCTCTTCAATGCGTTTTTTGTCAAAATTAGCAACCAGTTTCTCGATAGGCAACATATCTAAATTCCTATAAAAATTGTCTTGTAGCGTTTAATTGAGTACAATACTACCATCAAATCGGAATGACTTTTAACAAAAAATGCTATTGAGGTGGTGAAATGAATGCAGTTGACAAGCGAACCATTAATGGTAACAACGGAACAGTCCGCACTGAGGACAAAAGGCAACGCAAGCGACCTTCAGGTTACTACGTTTTAAAAGATGAAGTAAGGGCCGGACTGCGCGCACGGCTAGAGATGGTTCTTGATTTCTTCGGCACAAAGGCAAACATAGCAAAGCAGTTAAAGGTAACCCCACAGGCTGTAGAGGAATGGTTTAAGCGTGGTATGATTTCTGCGCGTGGGGCTCAACTTTCGCACAACTACTACAAGCGAAATGGAGAAGGTTTTCGAGCCACATTCTGCCGACCGGACCTGCAATTCGACGGCAACGGCAAGCCATTAACGCTTCGCTGCAAAAAGCGTCACATGCTGCGCGTCGTAACCGAGGCTGAACTAGCCACCAAGCCAGAGTGTCGATCATGGCGCAAGATTAAGGAAGAGAATCGTAAAAAGCGAGAGGCAGAGAAAAACAGCACGATTTGATAAACAATGGCACTGTGCTTTATGTATAGTGCCTTTATTGTTTATGGAGGTATACATGAATCATCACGACAAGAATGAAGTAATATCTAAAATGAAAGGGATGTGGGGTGATTTTTACTCGTCACAACTAGGTTGGACAAGAGAGAATCTAAGTAAGAAACACGGCCCTTGCCCTAGCTGCGGTGGGCGTGATAGGTTTCGCTTCACTGATGAGTTGGGCCAAGAAAAGGGGAATGGCTCAGCAATATGTAACCAATGCGGTAATGATAGTGGTGTAGGCTGGGTAATGAAGTGCTCTGGAATGAGTTATAGTGAAACAATAGATACACTTGGTGATTGGCTGAATCTCGTTCCAATAGAGGTTATATCAAAAGCAAACAAAAGAGCATCAAGAACTTCACCGTATAAGATGGGGTCGCAAATGGACCATGAAAAATGCTGGGAGATAATGCTTAGAACTGAAGTTGTAGAATCAACTCCACTCAGTACATACGAGGGTATCTATAGCGAGTTTGGTTTTGATGTTGGCCGGACAAAGTCAGGAGAAATAATTCACGCAATACCGTGCTTTATGGCATATGATGATGGCATATCAGAAGAGATGTGCAATGTGATGTTTATTAACGAGGAAGGAGATGTTAGCTATGCTGCAAAAGATTATTCACGTCAGTCTGTGGCTGTTATTGGTTCCCTTAAGGATGATGAGTTCGCTTATTTGGTCGATAATTGGATTGATGGTGTTCGCGTTCATCTTGCTACTGGGAACCGCTGTGTGCTTGTTTGCCACTCAAGCTACAACATGGAAATGATTGCTTACGCGCTTAGAAACTACAAGTTACGCATCGCTTGTACTCGCCACGATTTTGATTTACTCGCTGTTGCTGACGACCGCAATCTTGATATTGTAATACCAAATGATGATAACCACTTCAAATCAGGAATAAGAAAGCGAATATACAAAGCAAGTGAATTGCTAGACTAACCTCCTTCGGGAGGTTTTTTTATACCTGAAAGATGCTACAATCCAACTTAGCAATTCGTGCTATTTTACAAATGGAGACTTTACACAATGGCGATTTATGACTTAGGAACAGCGTCGCTGGCCGCAAATGGCGAGATAACTGGCGTCGGGACAACATGGAAAGCACCTCTTACATTGATCAGAGTTGGTGCAACCATTGTATTTAAAACTGAGCCAGTACAAATTTACACCATATCTGAGATCATCAGCGACACACAGATTAATGTTTATAACCCCAATTCTGAAACTGCCCCTGCCGGAACTGGTTACGCGATTCTTGCTCACGATGGGATTACCGTTCAGGGTTTGGCTCAGGATGTTGCTGAAACTCTGCGTTACTATCAGTCAAAAGAAACTTCAATTGAGTCCTTAATTGAAATAATTGAAAACTCAGATATTGATGTTATTGATGGTAAAATTCAGGAAATGCAGCAAATTCTAAGTAGCACAATGGCAGCAGAAGCGTCAGCAAAATCAAGTAGTGATAGCGCTCTTGAATACAGTAATGAATCGATAAACAGTTCTAATGAGTCAAAGTCTGCAAGGGATGAGGCGGTAGCTGCTAAGAATTCGACAATTGAAGCTATTAATAACGCAGGAGATGCTGGAACACTGGTTACACTCTCCAATTCTAGCGGCGCTTCTCTTATCGGCACGGCTGATGGCGTCACTGTTCAGGAGGCAATTACAAATATAAACTCCGAACTAAGCTCTGTGAGTGGTTTGAGGGGAGATTTAGCCAGTGTAGATGGTTCAAGTTTGGTCTATCTCCCGAGCTACGATGACCTGCGTTCGTATTCTGGCACAGCAACATATCTATATGTCAGAGGGCGAAGTGCTGGAACCACATTGGCCTGTGGGTGGTTTGGCATTTCCCTTGAGGATACTACAACGCCAGACGATGACGGGACAATTTTAGTCGACGCCCTCAATCGGAGATGGGTTCGTATATTTAATGGGGTCTTACTTCCAGAATGGTTTGGGGCCGATCCATCAGGAACTTCAGATTGCACGAGCGCTTTTAATAAATGCTTCGCATCTGCAAAAGGAAAAGAGGTAAAACTAGGCGGTAAGTATAAATTCCTTAACCCTATTGTAGTTGACTACGGGGATCAGTATAGCCTCAAGGTTAGTGGCACCGGGAGCTCAAACCATAAGAGTGGCGCGAAGACAGATAACTACTGTTATCTTGATTTTGATGATATCCCAGAAGGCTCGAGAGCTTTAACATTCAAAGGTGTAAGAGGTCTTAACCTAAATGATTTCCATATATCACACCGTAAAGCTAGCTCGTCGGTATCGATTGCTTTATGGATTACTCAGCTTGATAACTTTAAAATTGATGGTTTAAGTATAGATTCAAATTCTGGCCCATCTGGTCAGGGTATTCGTTTCGGAGAGTCTAGTGGTGAAGACTGTGCTTTCATGGGGTCGGTGTCAAATTGCAAAGTATGGATGCACGGGGGCGGGCCAGCATTTGCAGTGCAACCTTTATGCACATCAATAACACTAAAGAACTGCTATCAAATAGGGGGGTATTATTATTTTCAAGGCTGCATTTACATGTCCATGCTATCTTGTGCCTCAGAAGGAAGTCAGGTAAACGGTTATGGTTATGTTCTGTATTCCGTGAAAGGGCTCACGGCCATAAACTGTGCAGGTGAGGGAAATAAAAATGGAGTTTTTTACATTTCTAATGGATCAAGTAACGTAGAAATAATTTCTCCTTTTGGCTCTGGCAACAACTCGGGTAATACAGCTATACCTGGCGCCCTTGTTTATGTGGATGGAAGTAGTGGGTTTAATGCTAATATTCATATAGATAACCCCGTGAGCGAGAATCAAGGCTCAAACACAGTTAATGATATTGGTTTTAGTTCTTCCAATAAAAACATTAGTGTATCAAACGTGTATTCGCAGAATCTATCAAAAGGAATCGGTGGCTCTGATTCGTGGGCGGCTTTAGATCTTAGTGTTAGTGGGGATTTATCACAAAGGCGATTTACCTTCACCACTAGTGGTTTCACGGTGTCATCACCGGTGATGAGTGGGAGGTACGTTAGAAATGGTAAGAGGGTTGATTTCCACCTATCATTTAGCGGAAGCTCTGTAATAAACACAACACTTGGCTCGAGCCTTTTACAGCTTCCATTTGGTTCGTTGGTTGCTGAATCAGTATGCTCTGTTACTAGTAATACTGGCACCAGTTTTGGAAATGCAATCATAAATTCCAGTGGAAATATCTATTTACCAACAACTAGCGGAGCCACTGGTTTTGTAATTTCTGGCTCAATCATCACGGAATAAAAATTGAGAGGTTTATGTAAATAAAAAGGCCCCGAAAGGGGCCTTATCTTTGATATCAGAAAGGGATGTCGTCTTCGAAGTTCTGCTTCTGCTGAGGTTGTTGCCGCTGCTGTTGCTGTTGTTGGGGCTGTTGTGGTTTTTTCTGTTGTTGCCCACCTTCAACACGCTGACTAAACTCAAGTCTAGGGTTGTTCATGTTAACCGTTACGTATGTCTTTCCATCTTTATCGCGAACATCAACCGATAAACTCTCTGCGCTAACGCTAATAACCTTACCTTCTTGAAAGGCCTCATTGTACCAATCTAGCATTGATTCTTTAGCGAAAAACACAGCGCGGTAGTTGGTGTACTGTGATTGACCATCCTTATCTTTATATCGCTCACTAAAGTCAACTGCAAACATTTTCCAGTTACCATTGGCGTTTTGACCTTCTTTAGTGAATGGAGCGCGGCGAATCTGACCAGTAATTACGTGCATGTTATATTCTCTTCTCGTTTGATTATGGGGCAGAAGCCCCGTTTAATTTAGAACTGCTCGATTGATTGTGATTCTACCGCTTCATTCGTTGCGTTTGCAACAACTTTAGTTACTTCTTTAGGTTTTGCTGGGTTGAAGCCGCTTGCAGAAGCCATCTTAATCTCTGCTTGCTTTTCGATGATAGCTTTCTCAACAATACCCCAAGTTGCGGCATCTGCTTGTGATTTGCAAGCCTTGTAAACCTCTACAAGTTCATCGCGAGTCTCTGCTTTCTCTACTTCGCGCTTCCAGTCCTTGACGCTCTTAACCGCAAGATTGCCGTCATCATCAGCCTGACTAAGACCGAGAGCTGCCGTAATAGCATATCGTCGACCGTACGTTAATGATGAGCCGGTCCCTTGGCAATCATTTTTAGCTAGCGGAACGATAGTAAGAAAAGAAACCCATTCAGCAGACTTAGCGTGATAAATCTTAGTCTCAACCTTAATCTGATTTGAAACTTCTGACTCAAGCATGCTCTGGAACATTACTAGCCCGCTATCTTCTAAACCTGGCTCTACAGCCGCAAGAACATCATCCAGAGTAGCGTATTTGTTCTTTAGATGTAAGTTCTGCTTTGACTTTTCTGCCTTCGTAAACTTACTCTTAGCTTCAAATAGAGCCTGTAAAACTGATTTGTTGCTTTCTGAAGTTTTCATTTATTCACCAATCCATTTTGCATTGTGATATGAATCTAAAGTCATAAGACCAAAAGAAATTAAGTCATTTAAAAGAGCGTAATATATAATCTCTCTTTTGAAATAAATCCTTTCTTTACTTTTGATATCAGCGAATGCCCACACAACACCCTCACTTTCGCTGCTAAACTTACTCAAGATCTTACTTTTGCTTTCTTCTAGCTGATCTTTAAGTAACTTAATTTCATCTTTCATGTTTTGATCCTCTCGTTGTCAATGAGGTAACTATACCTCACCTATTAAATGTTGTTTTAGCAATTAGTGCTGTTTTCGTATTTCTTCATCTCATATTCTGGTATCTGTAAATCCATTTCCGTTTCGCCAAATCCGTAACCAGGCCATATATCAAGTTTCTTGCATTGTTTGTATGTTGATAAGGCGCTCATGTACTGTAATCTACCAACTTTCAAATGCTCCTTTGTTATTGTGTAGCACATTGGTAGGTACGGACTCTCTTTTTCCTGCGCCAATAGCTGAACAACAACTCGCCTCTTTTCATTAAAGGCTCGCACAAACAGGTCATGCTGAAGTGCCATTTTTAACAAATAACCATGCTTAAAGGCAAGGCGACCGAAACCTGACGGAGAGGCGTCGCTAGTTGTTTTGTAATCTCGGATATAAACAACATCACCAACAACATCAACATGATCCAGCCTTACCTTAACTCCGCACTCGTTAATCTCGCCGAAGATTGATAACTCTCGCTGAGCGGTTTCACTGTTAACTATGGCGTTGTAAGCGGGAATGCCACACAACACTTCTCTCATCGCCTGTACAGTGTCAAAGTCCTTAGCCAATACAATCTCGCGGCCTTCGGCTTTAATCTCGCTAGAGCGCTGGATATCCCACCATACGTTTAGTGATTCGCCAGTCAGCGCCAGCATCTCCATCAATTCGGGATAATCCTTCCCGGAAGTACCAGCAATACCCATAGACTTCAATCGAGTTGCTAAGGCTGCTTTACTGGTAATAAGGTCTTCAAACTCTTCCTGTGCTGGCTGTCGGTAATAAGTAGAATCGAATACTGAGTTTTCAAGAATAACCGTATGGGCTAGAGTGCCAAACTTAAGCGCCTTACTCTCGTCATCATGCTCAGCGTATTTATATGCAGCAGGGCAAGTTGAGAATATGTGAGCCAGACCAGAGCCAGACACATGGTCAGACTCCTGATGGTAGGCTTCGTTGGTTAACTCATCGTTAGTGTAAACCTTGAAGCTCATGATTTACTCCTTAACCTTAATCACCTTAACAACCCCACCCAACTCTTCATCGTTAATACTACCCCATTCCATAGCCTCAGCTTTCGTAGCGAATCGCTTAGCATCAGCTTTATGGTCGCAGTAACCTGAACCATCTTCGCAGTAGTAGACCGTGCCGAAAATCGGATTGTTTCGCTCTTGAATAATGAAGTATGCCATTTCTCTATCTCTCTTTGTTTGTGTGATTTAACTATGCCATCCGTAGCTAGGTTTATCCAATTGGTTTTGCCTATTGTTTAACTGGAAACATTTTTGCCTCCTGTACTGGAAACGTTTTTGTTTACTGATTACTTTTTATCCAACTTAAGCAAGCCGCCATTATCTAAAAGATTAGAAACCAGCTCATCCTTATCGATTACCTTCTGGCAAAGAATCTCACACTGAGATTGATATGAGTAGACCATCTCAAGAGCATCAAAGAGCCTGCTGGATTCAGACTTAACTTTATATAGCTCCTCGTGAACCTCCTCACCATTTGGAGCTTTATCAATGTACTTGTAGATAATCTTCTCTAGCTTGTAAACCTCATCCTCGGCGCGATTACGTGCTGCTAGCTCCTTGTTCGTTTGAAGCTTCTCTTTCAATACCATATCGTAAGATACCATCTTAGCCATGTGCTCTTTGAGTAACTTATTCTCCCGCTCAAGGTGAAGCCAGCGATCAATGATTCTAGCAGCAATTTCTTGGCTATAACCAGCCATCAAAATCATCGTTTCCCTGAATTTTAGGTTATACATTGGTAAATCCTTGTTCTGGCTTGATTTGTAGGAGGATACAAATTTGTATTCTCCTCCATCACCAAACTGCCTATTAAGCATATCCCTAACATCCCTTAGTACTATAAAGTGTTCCTTGCCAGTTAATTCAGCAATCTCAAGGCTACTCATGGTTACGTTTTCATCAATATTCATCAGATTCATATCTATTCTCTCGTTACCGCTCCTGAGTTTGAGGAGCGCTTTCATTTGTATCTGCCATTTTTTGGTAGATAGACGCAGCACCATTGCTGCCGATGAGTGCACTATACCCATTCATGAAGCATCCGTTTTGATTATTCGTGCTGTTTTGTATATCGCTGTAAAACGCACCAAAATACGTTTTGCGACTCAGTACGCCGCATGAATGCTGAATGTAACTCTTGTAACCAATGTATCCACCAATTTTGCACCCTATCTATATCTATATGCATTTCCTCCTTAACAGGAAATCAAACATAGTCTTTTATAAAAACATACCAACATAGCTATAGAGAGTAGTTACAAGATATACATAGTAATATATATAATAATAATAATACTCTAAAACCTTATTATATAAGGATTCTATAGTGTAACTAATGCGTATCTGTGCGTAAAAAGCGTATACAATTTTCTGCGGATGAGATTGTATACATCGAGTTACATCGGTTACGCGTATATAAAATAGCACGATTTGCTAAAGACTACCGCATCAGCCTTTGCTATAGTTACTCCATCGAAACGAAACATACTTACTAAGGAATACAAAATGACTAACTTAACCACTAACGTAATCTCTGCAATCTTTGGCGTGGCAGTTACTGGTTTCTTCGTATGGGTTCTGCTGCTGGCTTCAAACTTTAACGGTTTCTAAGGTGAATAAGATGAAAAAACTAATCGTTATCGCAGCAATGATGTTAGGTGGGTGCTCTACGATGCCAGAACGCACTTGTACGGCGGTTTATGAGTCAGGTGGAATGAGTTACTCGGTTTATGTTTTTGGCACGCAGAAGCGCGGTGAGGAGCTTTTACTTAGGGCTGGATATCCATTCTCGTTTCAGTACGTCTCTGAGCGGAATTTTAAAGACCACGATTGTAGTGGTTGATAAAGAAAAAGCCCCGAAAGGGGCTTATTTAATTAAATGTTTTCAAATGGCAACATCACATTGCTGCCATCTATTGATTCTAATTTGCATTTAAAATCAGGACCATCCACAATAGCCGTAACATCATCGTGCTCCCAATTCCTTGTACCATCCCAATCATAGTATAACATAGAATGCCAAGGCTCTATTCTCTTGCGGATATATTCAATGTCAACCCTCGGGAATGGGAATATTTCTCCACCTGGATCGGCGTCAAAGTAACCGTCAATGCAGAAAAATTTTATATTAAATTCAGGCTTTAAATCCAAAAACTCAACTAATTCTGCGCCAGTTTTAATTGTTGACTGGTACCTATCTCCATACTTATGACCATCTGGATAAGATTTTGTATCGATCACATTTGAAGAAAAGATGTAGTCCTTTATCTCTCTTGCTATTAAGTGATTTCCGAATGGAAGCATTTGCTCATTAGGTAAAACTGTAAAAGCTCCATCATACCACTCAATGTCAATCATAAATGGACCTTGATATATATGCGTATTATTAGTTACCCAGAACACAAATCTAACTGAGTTTTCCTTTAATTCATTCATTTATTTCTCCTTAATCGTAGTTTGATGTATTAATTGCCACCGCAGTAACCCCAGTGTTTATTGAACCAGTTTGAGAGCCAGGTACAGTATTGTATCCAGCCGCCCTTATCCTGGTTCTAGAGCCGTTGTAGTTAGCTGTTGTGTAGAGGTCAATTGTATACCTCTGAGGTATACCTCCAACAATTTGCTCAGATATTATTGCCCCTAACCTCCTCGGCGATACCGCCCATGATCCCGACAGTGATGATTCTGTATCTATGTTTATACCGCCTCCAGCTTGCCCTGGAGTTCCAATAGTTCTTAAATCTGAAAGCACCTTCGTTTCGTTAGTTAGTATTAACTTACCAGCAGCATCCCATATTGCCATACCCCAATCAGGTAATGTTTGCGTGAATATCCCGAAAATATATACTGTGGCAGTAAAATTTTCTCCGCTTGAGTTTTGCGCTGTGAAGTAAACATTTCCGGAGTTTGGCCCACTTGTGAATCTGTAAGCAGCAATTCCCGTACCTGTGTTTGTCTCTGTCGTCTTTGCGAAAACCATGCAAGGTATATCATTTGGAACTGGTATGTAAACTGAACCTGTCATACCACCACTACCAGAATGGGTTGTTTTTTTGTATAAAGCAAAAGGTGTTGAGTTTGGGGTTATGAATGGATTTCCATTAACATCAATCATTGCACCATAAGACATTATTGATTCTCCAGATAAATTACAAGGTAGCACTCTTCTGCTGGATAAACTCCATCTCCAGGCGTTGTTGTTGCTGATATCGTTATAGCGTTTCCACTTGCGGTTATCTTTCTGGCTGCCTCATTTCCACCAACACTCAAGCTGACTGTGTAACCTAACTTTGTTCCAGACGGTATTGTGTATGAGTAACTCCCTGAAGTTTGACCAGTCTCAAGCTTAACAACCGCAACAACCGTGACTGGCTTAATCCCATAGTTATTGTAATTACCATTCGCATCATATGTAGCAATTCCATACTCAGCCATAAAATTCCTCCTGTTGATAAGGGCAATTCCATTTGCCCATTCTATCAGTTAGTAAACTCCAGTCAAACGACCAATCTGAACGCGAAGTCTTCCGTTAGCATCGGCAACCGAGATGGTCTGGTTCGTTTGCTTCATTTTACCCTCTCCGGCCGTTGAGCCGTTATTCTCGAAAGTGCCAGCCTTATCAAGCCTCCAACCAGTGTTATTTGCAACAAAGTTATTTGACTGAATAGCACCACCAATCTTCGCGTTAGTGATTGAACCGTCCTGAATCACCGCGCTCTGAATGAACACCTGGTTATTATCTACAACGAAAGGCAGCGACCACTGACCGGAACCAGAGCTAATGCCGTTGCTTATTGCGAACCTGTTAGCATCGAAAATGAACTGACTACGAACATTTCCACCACTACCAGTTAACTCCATGCTCATACCAGCGCCGTACTCAACTCCATTGTACTTCAGACCAAGCTTAACGCCGTACTGAACACCAACGCCTTCGACCGTGGCATAAGAGTCAAGCTTCTGATTCAAGGCCGCCTCGTTATCTCCAAGCCTTGCGCTTAATTGAGTATCAGCTGTAGCCCTGGCTTCGGTCTCCGTAGCAAGCGCGGTTTCAATTGTCGTAATCTGACCAACAATCTCATCATCAATCTGCGCTTTAAGCTCTGTGAGAGCATCTACACGCGCCTGAGTTTCATCAGCAATCAAACTTACAGCCTGACGATATTCAGCCTTCCTTGCCCCATTCTCGCGCTTCATAACGCGAACATCAGTGTCGTTTGCCAGAGCATTCTCTATGATTGCCTCAGCCTGATTCTGGATGTCAGTATTTGCATCAATGGCGTTCTGGAGGAGATACTTGTAACCATCAGAGTTTTCGATATCAACCTTTATTTCACCAATGATTGCACTCACGTCATCGGATGCCATACCCCTGACAAAGTCAGTCCATGGAGATACGTTACCTATCCTGTCAATAATCCTTGCCCTGTACCATCTTACGTTTCCTGCCGGCAAAGTTGTGTGCCAGTATTCGTACTGAGGATACGGAACCAGCGTAAGCAGTGACGCGTTCTCTGGGTTGTATGTACCATCACCATTATCAGGAACCTGCTGAAGCTCAGTGTACGCAGTATCAGCTGAATCATTAGGAAACCCCCATTTAACCCTAATCCCGAAAACCTCATCATCAGATGCGGTAATTACAGGCGGCGCAGAAGGCTCCCCAATCTTGCCAGTCAGGCTAACTGTCGTGATATCAGACCAAGCAGATACCGATTTCTGGTCAGTTACAGCACGAACCCTTACGTCGTAAATGCCGGCGTAAATGCCTTCAATATCAACCTCTGTGTTAGCCGTCTCTGGCACGTTAATCCAGTTGCCGTTATTCTTACGCCATTGTACGTTGTATGTTTTTGCATACTGCACCTTGTCGTAGCCAATAACCATCGTCTCAACGCTCAAACCCTGAACTACCTTACTGTAGCTAGTAACGGTGATATTTTCAGGTGGTAAAATCCTGTCGGGGTCAACGATGCTTGTTGGCCTGTCATCGATGTTTACACCATAGTCAATCTCATCGTACTTGTTAGGATCATACTGAACAGCCGTGATGCTGTACTGGAATGAGTCCTCTCCGTCCGTGTTAGCTTTTTGAATACCGGTCACCACGTACTGCTGCAACGCCAGATTCTGCTTGTCGATTGCGAATACCGTATCCGGCTGAGGTGTGAAGCTAAATGCTGTATTCAGTTCAAGCGTCAACTTATCGGCAGATACCGAAGCGATAGTTCTGTACTCTGGGCTGCCATCTGGCTTGTTGATTAGAATCCTGTCGCCAGGGTCAGCATCAATAGCGAACGGAACAAAAACCTGCAATCCTGTAGCTTTAACAATTCGCCCCGAAAGGTTCAATGTGTAGTTGCTAGACCACGCCTGGTCATTGACAGCAATCACATCACCAATCATAGGAATCATGCCTTCTAGGCCAGTTGTAAACGTTACCGTTTCACTGCGCAGGTTTGTTTTCAGCAACCAACGACCTCGTCGGTTAGCTTCACTGCGCCTTACGCATCCAATTGCAGTCAGGTCTACAGGGTTATAACCAAATCGGCGAGTTGCCTCAAGGTCGAATACCGGCTCCACATCTTGCTGGTAGTTGTTCTGCTCGTCATCAAACTGAACGTTGGCTGTCGTGTAAAGGCTCTTGTCGCTGGAAAACGTGCGGTTGAACAATCCATTAACTACGTTGTCATTAGTGAATACGTAGCTGGGTTGACGCGGCCTGTCCACTACAATACCGATTTGCTCACCATCATAGAAAGTTAATCCACGGAAGATTGAGCAGATATCACGAATCAGCTGGTACGCTTCAACTTTCTGTTGCATGACAACGTTGCAAGTGTAACGCGGCTCCAATCCACCCTTTCCATCAGGAACCATCTGGTCGCAGAATTGCGCAGCTTCATACAGACCCCATTTATCAATCTCAACGCCAAGTTCACGCTGATCTAAGCCATAACGCTGACTAACCACCAGATCATATAAAACCCAGGCCGGGTTGTCAGACCATGCCATTTTAAATGTTCCATTCCATGTGCCGCTATAAGTCCTTGTCTCTGGATTGTAGTTTGTCGGTACGCGGATAAGTTTCCACTTCTTCTTAATGGCTATCGTTGGGATCCCGTTAGGGAACAGGTCGGAACTAAACTCCACGTAAACAAGTGCTGTTAGCGGGTAACGGAACTTAGCGTCGATTACTTCCTGATAGGTTGTAATCTGCATTCCGTTAACCATGGTGCTGCTTGTTGAGTCTGGCGTTAACTTCCTAATACGAACAAGAGCGCTGCTAAACTCGGCTGGTAGGTTAACCCTGATGCTACGGTCGTAACCTGTTGTAGTTTTACCGTTAGCCACGCCTCTGGTATATTCAGTGTACGCTGAGCCATTAACTGATAAATCGATTGCATATTCGCATGTTGTGCCATTTAAATCTCCATTCTCTTCTTGCTTAACGAGCCTAGGCCAGAACAGCTTAACGCGGATTGCTGAAAGCTGACTGTTGTTAACTGCGATGATGTAAGGTGTATCATTGTTAATCTCACGACTAACCTGAATCTCGGATGCTGCACCATCTAGTCCTGATATGTAATCTTGAGATTGAGTGCCCGGGCGAAACTCAGCGGTTACACCTTCATAGTTGAATGAGTTGTCCTGGTTCTGCACTGGAACATCAGCAAGGTAAACATCCTTTAGTGAGAAGCTAGAATCAACCTCACCATCAGCAACCGCAAGCAGAACCTTAATCTTGTTTAGTGAAATCAGGTTATCTTCTTGCTCTACAGGCGTGTGCGGCTTCTTGCTACCACCCTTGCTTCCATAAATCTTTGGCAAATCGGCCATATCATATAACCTCGTTATTTGTTTAACCATTTGTGCCATTCTACACTAAATAAAAAACCCGCACTAGGCGGGTTGTGATTTTACTTGCCGTGCCTCTCAGTGTATTCACCGTTAAGGTTCTCCGCGCTCTTCCTGGCGCACACAGCCTCAAACCAATCATCAAATAGACCTAAATGTTTTCTCTTTTTGTTTATTGATATAGTAACCCACCACATTCCAGTTAGCTTGTGAAAACCCACTCCTGCAACGCCACTCTTGTTGTCAGACCTTTTTGACCTGTTTTTTGAGTTTATAGATGAGGATACGACTCTTAAGTTTTCAGCTGAGTTATCTAATCTATCTCCGTTTATGTGGTCAATCTCCATGCCATCTGGAGGCATCTTGAACCCATTCCTAAGATACCAAAGTATCCTATGCGATGCAGTTTGCTTATCATTTAGCTTCACATACCTGTATCCAGAATGATGGATGAATCCAGCCTCAACTCCTATGTTTGCTGCGTTATTTCTTGCTGACTTCCAATAAAGTTTTCCGTCAATCTCGTAGAGGTAATCCTCGAATCTCTGCATTTTAAGTCACCTAAAGAATAAATCCTGAGGTGACTGTAATGCAGAATGATTCAATTATCAAGAAATATCTTCACTATAACTTCCTGCCGAAAACACAGCACCACCAACCGTCCGATATCCATAAGGTAAGCAAACCGGGTTTCCTGCTGCAATGGTGTTAACCGCCGATCCGAATGCGTATGAAGCTCGGTTACTCGTTTGTGATGCCTGGTCATTCAATCCCGTAGCCTGTGGGGCAAGCAACTGCGATACACCACCAGCTGCAAGTCCAATACCAGCAGTAAGAAGAACTGTAGCCGCACCACCAGTAAAGATAAAAGAAGCACCAATCAATGCAGCGCCAAGTAGTGTTTGAAACAAACCGCCAGACTTGCGACCTTGAGGGATTGGCATAATCCTAATCTCTCTAACCGCTGAGAAATCAGATAGCCTGTGCTCATTAAGATTCTTGCCATCAGCGAATACTGCAAACCTTGTGTTCTGGCCCACATGACTACCCATGAATTCTTTAAAAGCTGGGTAGTTAATGCATAATGCTCGCAGAGCTTCAGGTACGGACTTAACGCAGAGTTTGTGCACTCGCCCAAACCTGCGCCCCAAACCTAATCCCAACTTAACATCAATCACGTTCTGGGTCATAACCCGCATCCTCCGGTAAATCTTTATGTCTTACGATTCGTACAGTCCTCTCACGATAGTAATCGCCGTACAAATCAACCTTGCTCATCTTACCATATAAATGGTGCAGAATTTTATTGTCACCAATGTAGATTGCGGCGTGGTTTGTCTTCTCGCTTTGAATCTGCATCATAATCATTGATCCAATGGGAATGTCATTACCCATAACTAATTCGAAACCCTCTAACTCCCAGTTGTCATCGTAGATATTGTCAGTGTATTCATTTGTCCACCATTGGTAATCAACTCGATAATCATTCAGCTTAACTCCATAATTGCCGTGGTAAGCCATAATAAGACCCCAGCAATCGAAGCTACCCAAACCCCAAGGTCTGCCAGCCAGAGGCATTTTTTCAGGCTGAAGAACTCGCAAATCACCCTCAGGGATACTAACAATAATATAAGGCAGCTCACACTCGTTACAGCTACAGATATCGGCTGCGCTTGGTATAGTCGTAGCGCCGTCGCCAGTATGAGAGTGAACAACATAAACCACATTACTTTCATCTGAAATCTCCATGAATTCTGCTGGGTCAAGAATGAATGATTGCTCGGGTGTTTTGGATACGTTTGTAATCCTGTGATACTTCTGCGCCATTCCCTTTTGAGTTACAACCCCGCAAGATTCCTGCGGGTAAACCTCGTTTGCGTGTCGAAATATTTCGAGTTTGCATTTTGGTGTTAACATTATTACCCCCCTTAGTTTTGGTTTGCTTTCGCTTGCAGGCTTGCAGCAGCACAGCCGCCAAAATCTAATTGATTGTTAGCACCGAACCTTAACTTACAGGCGGTCACGGTTCCAGCGCAGAAGTCTTGAGATGGGTCAGTCACAGGCGCGTTGTCCTTATCGAAATATCGAGTGCCCATGTAGTTACATCCATTCCCTGAGCGGTAAAGTCCTCGCTGAGCCCAATAACAAACAGACTGAACCAGTCGCGCAGGAATGTAAATGCCATCCATATCCATTGGGCTAGTTAGTTCAAATGACGCCGTGTTATAGTCAACCTGCTTCGGTCGCTCAATGAAGTAAACCAACTTACGGTAATCCCCATCAGCAATGGTGCCATCTTCGTTAATGTTCTCTCGAAGTGTGATCCAGATAGTAACCTTGGCCTGAACAAGCCCGTTGTAAGTGCGGATAAGCGCCGAGATGTTTTGGTCAACGTTTGATACAACCAGCGTTACCTTGTTTGCCTTTCCGTCAGAAGTCATGTTAATTCCCTGAATACCGAAAGGCCTAGCACCGTACTCCTCACCTCTGAAAGTTATTGTCTTTGCTGGTAGCGGCTGACCAGTTGACTGAGCCATCATAATCTCTTCAGGTGTATAGCTGATGTTCTCCCCATGAAAGCGATAAATGCGCCCTCCAAACTTGCTGCCGTCCACTTCAATTAGTGTAACAACCTCACCAGGGAACAAGCTTTGTAATTGATTCTCAAACTTAGTGCTTAATGGCGTTGCCATAATATTTCTCCAATAAAAAGGGCCCTGTAGGGCCCATATTAACACTTTATGTCATGCTAGTAAAAACTTCGGTAAACTTCATTGATACAGTCTGCACCTCCCTGGTATTTGGTGTAACACTGATGCTGTCCTGTGCCACAACAAACAGCTTAAGATCACCCTGTGGAGTTGTCCATGCAAAAGGGGTGATGATATGCGCAAAGCAGAAGTCCAACACTTCCTTCCAGTTGGTGTTGGTGTAGGTCATGTTGTAGGTTCTGACGTTTGTGTTATATCCTCCACTTCCAATCTGCCTGTAACCATTACCGAATGAAACACTCCTTACATTGCTTGCGTTGGTAAATGATCCGCCGCCATTTTGAACCTGTGTACAAAAAGTAAAAGTATCTAATGCCATTTAAAATCCTTAGAGGCCGAAGCCCCATTTATTAACTATAACCACGCAAGAACTGGTAAGCAGTCCCGCCTTGCTGGAAGGATTGAGTAATCTCTTCCGCGATGATAACCCTGATACCAGATTCTAACTGTTTAGCGTCATTACCGGCACCACCACCAAGACCTGTCTGAACGGTAACATTCACGCCACCGACATTAACATTGCTTCCGCTAACAAGTCCACCAGTCGCATATCCAGGACCAGAACCGACAATACCTCCGTTTGCGTACCCGCGCATCAGCTTGTACAGGTTATCCACACCAATCCTTGATGTTGCCTCTTTTGTGAATACAAACTCTCCACGATGAACTGTGCCTGCTGGCTCATATTTTCCACCATTACCAGTGTAGCCGCCAGAGGCAAAGCCAATAGAGCTAGCAATAGAGCCAATCGCGCCGCCACTACCACCAAAACTTGAGATGGTTGACTCAATTGCCTTAATCAAAAGAAGCTGAGTTGCAATGCGTGCAATCTGCTTCAAAATTGACGCGGTAAACTCACGGAAGTTGGCCTCTCCAGTAGTTACCAGGTTTGTGATCTGGTCAGTCAATCCATTGAATGCGCTCATTGCTAGCTCAGAACCAATCTGATTGAAGTTTGCTAATTCATCAGCAGTCTCAGCGAACGCAGACTTAACACCAGCTAGCCAGTTGCCACGTAACGCGTCCTCCTGGTTGTAGAAATTCTGACGAGCCTGAAGTAAAGCCTGGAAGTCAGTGTCATCTACGGAGCCTCCTTTAGAAACCTGCTGTGCTTCTAGCGCTGCCAACTCACGCCGCCTTTCAGCTTCACGTTGAGATAATCCAGCGCCAGTACTAATTGATGCCGCTTCAGCGTTAATCTGTCGAGTTTTCTTGATATTGTCATCAAGCAACTTATTGGCGCGCTCCTGCAATACAATCTGATCACCAAGCTCAGCCTTCTCTCTAGCAAGGCCAAGAATCTTATCCTGCTGAAGTAGTAACCTTCGCTGCTCCTTTGTAATGGTGCCATCAGCAAGCCTTTCATTGAGGATAGCAAACTTAGCCTCTTCTGCGAATAGCTGCTTTCGCTCGTTACTGATTACATCACTAATCTGGCGGTGCTCCTGAAGAACCTTAAGCTGCGCCTGAAGAGCTAAAACGCCTGACTCGTAGCTGATTGTAAGGTCCCTCTGGTCCTTAACTCCTTGCTTTCTCTTCTTGTTTGCCTCCTCAATATCCTTAAGCTCCTGCTCCCTGGCCTTTCTGCGCTTCTCGAACTCAGCATCGGATTCACCAGTTCTCTGCTGCTCTTCCTGGGTTGGGGTAACGTAACCAAGTTCACCCTTGCGAATCCTTGCATCACGTTCCGCTACGGACTTAACTAACTCTTCATTGGCTTTCTTAATTCCCTCATTCTGCTTTTCGAACTGCTGAACTAGCTCACTACCAACTCCATCAGCGCCAGGGATATTCTGGAATGCTTTAATTGTTGAGATCAGGAAGTTGTTGATCAGAACATCACCCTGGCCAATCAGCAACTGAATCTGCTCAATAGTACCAGCAACAACGTCTACTATAAGGTTTAGTGCGCCAAGCGTCCTGTTCCCGATATCCGTCCAAACCCGAGAAACGAAGTTTTTGAAGCTATCCCAAGCCTTCTCAAGCGGCGTTAGAGACTCCGCGACTTTTGTTAAGCGATTCTCCATTACATCAGCAAATAGCTTAGTAGCCGCCGTTACAGCCTGCGTCTGACCCTCTGTAACCCTAATTTGCTCGATGTACTTAAGCTGGCCAGCGGTTAAGAAGTTAAACTGCTTATCAAGTTCAGCCAGGCCTTTGACCGGGTCATTTGCGATTTTATCGAAGTTCTTAACGATATCATCAGCGGAATCACCAGTGACTGTGGCCCAGCGCGCAGTCGCCTCAGTAATAATTGAAATCTGAGCTACCGTGCGGTTCCCACTTGCGACCAATCCATTAGCAATCTCGTGGCCAAGACCTTGAGTTGCGCCTGCAGCCTCAGCCGCATTCCTTGCCAGTTTCTGAACTGCGCCAGCTGATAAGTTCGCTGATTGCCCGGTCAGGGTAAGCGTCTGGTTTAGCTGTGAAGTGTTCTGATAAGCCTGATAAGCAGACAATCCCAGAGCACCAAGAGCAACACCGAGAGCTCCAGCTGCGACAACGAACGGGTTTAATGCAGCAAGTGCAAACCTGAATGTATTCGCTACGCCTCCAAAGCTATCCTTAATCTGACCGCCTTGCTGAATTGCGATTAGCCAGATTGGAATGCCGCCAGCTAATGAAGTTCCAATATCTGTAATCTGCGCTGGCAGCGTACGGATTGCGTTCTTATACTGCCCCACTGATAATCCAGAGCGCTGCAATGCCTGAGATTGCCTTGTTAATGCTGCTGCGGATTGGTCAGCTGCCGCTCCGATTTGTGCAATAATTGGCGCCGCCTGGCTTGAAACTCCTAACTCTGCCGCCCTTAACTTTAACAACTCCTCGCGAGTTAATGTTGCCGCCTGGGCCTCAGCTTGTAGTGACTTAAGGAATCTTTCCGCTTGGGTTGCAGCTTGAGCCTTGGCTTTTGAAGCCTCGATTGCAGCCCTGCCTTCCTCAGTCAATGCGCGCTGTGAATTACGAAGCCTGTTAGTCTGAGTCTCCAGAGCCTCGCTTAAACGGTAGAATTCAGCTTCAGGAATAACGCCAGCGGAGAAGGATTTATCCAGTGCGTCAGCTGCTTCCTGCAGTTTGCGAAGCTTTCCTGCGGTTGGATCAATTGCGGTTTGCAACTGACGGAATGCTGTTCGCTGCTCAGAAAGATATCTGGCAGTATCGCGAGCCTGATTCTTCGCAACCAGCTCGGCGTTGACGAACTCACTAACACCAGCTGCCGCCTGCTCATTGGCACGTTTAAATTCTTGCAGGGACTTTGTGCCCTGGTCAACCTGGCGAACGTCAACGCCAAGTGTGATACCTGCAAATTCTGCCATGTAACCTCCATAAAAAAACCTCCACAAAGGGAGGTTATTTTTGCCTTACTTGCATCATCTCAAGTGCTTTGCACTCCAGTATTCGCAAGTCATTTAAAGTCATCTCTTTGTCCTTGACATTATACACATCAAAGAGGAAAGGGAGTACTGAATAATCTATTCCGGTAGCGCCGCTCATACCTACACGCCATTGAGTTGAAGCTGCCTGATAAACATTCCATGCAAGCATCATGTCATCATCGAAGTATAACTCTTCCGGCTCCTCATCTTCATAATCGGAACGCCGCATGCCAATAGCTTCAAGTTCGGCGTCCGTTGGCTCTCTTTGGTATTGTAGATATACAGCGCGTTTTAGTTTTTTGCTCGCTGACCCGCCAAAGCCTGCATATAAGCGTTAGTCAGTGCCAGGACGGATGCCGGGAACAGGGATACCAGCTCTTCGATGTTCTCGTCGTTGAATTCTTCTTCAAGGTTCCAACCGCTGCAAATCTCTTTAACAAAGTCAAAGTCCTTAAGGCCTTCGGTCTGGAATACTTCCTGAATCTCTTTAGCCTTGCGATGCTTTGCTGTAAAGATAACCTCAGCTTCTTCTCCGTTAATCATCTGGAATTTTACAGGTAACTTGAAGTCAGGCAATGCGCCAAGTTTGAGTTTGAATTTTGCCATTTTTATTACTCCTCTCGTAAGTTGAAGCATGATTATAAAATAAAAAAGCCCTCATTGCGAGGGCCTTGTAACTTATGCTGCCAGGAAGCTGTAGCGTCCACGTACCGTAATTGCTACGGATACAGTTTCGATTTCGTTAACGCTTACATTTGGAGTTTCGTTGAAAGCAACGGTACCAGTCCACAGGCGAACTTCGCTAGCTTTTGGTACATATGCACGAATCGCAGTAACCTTGCCACTTTCATCCAGTTCACGAAGAATTGGGTAGATTGGGTTATTGTATTCATGAGCAAAGGTATAAGTCGTGTTTACTGCAGACTTGTAGGTAGGAATCTGCTGTTCACGGTCATCGCTCAAGCACTGATAGGTAACGAACTGCTGCTCACCACCGTCAGTAGAAACATCCTGAATACAAGGCATTTCAAACCAGGTGAGAACCTTGGCGATAGTTGCCGTGCCACCAGCCGGGAATTTCAGGGTTGAAGTGGTGTCGATACCTTCAACAGTGATAGTCGTAGAAGTGGTAGACACTACGCGAAGCTGCTTATCAGCCAGGTTAGACCAGGTTGCAGATTCAACAACAATGAAATCGCCAGTTGCGAAAGTTGAAGCATCAGCAACCGTCATTACCGGCTGAACTGCGTTGGTGATTGCTGTAACATTTACCGCGTCAGAGCGCGAACCCTCAATAAAAATTTGACTGCCATTTGCAAGGTGAGCCATTTAAATCTCCTTAATTAATCCATACGTACGTAGAATCGGACAGGAATGAACCAGCCGGATTGTGATTTTACTGGAGGAAACACAGAACCGCCTTCATAAATGTATCCGCTGTCAAGCATTGTACCATCGGCGAAAGCTTCTGACAATCGCCCAGCCAATTGGCGAGGCCTATCAGTGCCCTCACCTGGTGAAAAGAATATAGAGACCTGAACCATGCCTACGTAATAACGGCATGTTCGCTGCAATCCCCATGTCACGCTATCAACCTCCGTGTAGTCAAACTTCAACCACATAGAGCCATTACTAGGTGGCGTGAATCCGCAGTTCTCATAAGCCACTGGAAGCCCACCTGCAATATCAACCGCTGCATCACTAACCAGCTTTCTTGCCGCTACCATCATTTCATAGTGCATTTGACTTTTTCCTTATAGCGTCATTAAAGTAAAAACCAAGCCTCTTAGTGACGATACCAAGGACTCCGTTTGGCGCCTGACCAGAATAACCAAACTCCAATGGAACTGCATATGTTAGCGCGTTTGTGATATATATTGTATGAGTAGCTTTATCCCTAGCCAGGGCGTGAATCTGCCTTCTTAGTGACCTAATTGTGTCTGCCCCATCCTTGTCATAGTTGTTCAAGCTGATAAGTGATGGATTGTTTCCAGTAGCCTGCCAGTTACCCTTAAACCTTCCTGTATCAACCGGAGATAGCTTGACGATATCCCTTGCAGCGTCATCAAGGGCGTCATCGATAATCTCCGGAATTGCTTCCATTACTGAATCGGCCCAATCATTAATCTTTAGCTTAAACAGAAGATTATCATTAGCCATAAGTTGCAGCCCTCCGTAGTACTGGCCTGTAGGCGATTACAGTTCCAGTTGGCTTCACTGGTCGAGGGTCAATTACTGTGTAGGCTTCCTGGTCGATGTAGATGCGGTCACCTTCCGATACAACTGAATCAGCAGTAAAAATTCCGCGACGGTCACCGAATTTGATGATGTCACCGTCAATGTCTCGCGCTTTGAATTCACGGATAACACCCCGCACAGTATATGAAGTCCCAGGTGCGCGCACTTCGTAGCCATTCACGATGGAGATGGTTGGTTGGGTTGTGGCTTCGAAAACTCCATCACCATCTGACAGGAGATTAATGCCAGCTTTAATTTGCTGTTGCAAAAGTGCGTGATTCATCGGCAGCACCTCGACCCACCAGAAGTAATCAAACCCCAGCGGCCAACTTTGCGACGCATTAAATCAATGTAAAGCTTACCCCATGAGGACGCCTCAAGGTTAGATGAGCTCGCGGCGGCGGTGCTTGTGTCGTAGCTAATCGTGTACTCTCCGGAAAGGGAGTAGGACTTAACCCGGTCAGAGGATGTCTGGCTTGAATCATTCTCAGTCTTAAGTGCAATGTCCTGGCTAAGCAAGTGGAGCGTGTAGAACGCCAATGCTGGAACCTGCTTGTCGCCAAACTTATCTAGACAGATAAAAAGCTTTGCCACCTCAATCCATGCGTTAAGAACATCATCAGGCTGGTTGTTCAGCGGCGGGTACAGCTGTCTCATATACGCAATTACTTCTTCATTCATGTGATATCTCCATACAATAAAGGACGCCGAAGCGCCCTTTTGGTTTATTTGTAGTCGCCGCCATTCTCAGCTTCATCAATAGTCTTTGGTTGCTTCTTAGGCTTAGCCTTGTCTTTAACTTCCTGCTCGATTTCTTTAGTTGCCTTGTGGTCATCCTCAACCTCAAGCTTGCCTTCAGCTACCAAAATCTTTAAGCCAACGGATAACTCCTCAACCTCGATAGTATCGCCTGGAAGATAATCTTTTGCGCCAAGACGGATAACACAAGCACCTTTATGTAACAGTTTCATTCTTTCCTCCTTTGTTTCGATTTTCAAATGATAACACACAAACTTAATCAACTAAAGAGTCTCTGTTGTGATCATCAATCCTCGCGTACTCCCCGTTCAGCTCAATGCTTTTCATCATGTATGCGCTCGCAGCCTCTTCTGGAGTAAGGAAGCAGCCTATGTGAATCTCCTGGTAATTATGCGTAATCCTTGCCGTCCATTTACCTATCTTTTTATTGTACCTCACACCTTTTATGCCGCTAGTGTTTGTTGAGTACTTACCCTTGTTTGCTGAGTTAGCTTTCGTGCTAGAGTCCCTAAGGTTTTCTATCTTGTCGTTTAGGCTATTGCCATCAACATGATCTATCTCACCGCAAGGCCATCTTTTATTGTGTATAGCCCACTTCACCCTTGATGCTATGAATGTTCTATCTTTCCCGTCAACCCTCATTGAGAAAACAAATCTCAGAGAGCCATCGGATGTACTAACCGACTCACACCCAACATATTTACCAGCATATTTTGCATTGAATATTGAGTCACCCCTGCATGTTACAACCCTACTGCGCCAAGTCATTCTGGATTCGTTTGGGTTGGATTCAATCCGGCTAATTAAAAGCTCCAGCAAATCATCTGTTTCTAACTTTCCCGCCATTTTAAACCCTCCGATTTTCTATAGACAAAAAAATAGCACCCCGAAGGGTGCTTGTCATTGTCAAAAAGTGCTATTAAGCAAAAGTAATGCCCTTCATGACAGCCATCGTTAAAGGCCTAAACACGATCAGACCAGTTGCTTTAGAAGTCACTGGAACGCGGAAGTGCAGGTCTCGCGGCTGAGCAGGCAGAGCGTTTGTCGGCTCGGTGATCTCGATCGCCATGTTGTTAGCGTCTTTCTCATAAGCGATAGCTGCAGAGGTACCAGTTCCATTGTAATCATTCAGGTACTGAACAAACTCAACGGTTACGCCGCTATTGTTCTGGCGGAAGAATTCACCATAGCTAACAGACGTGCCAGGAACCAGGTTCTGCATAATACGACGAGCGGTAGTAGGAAGAAGCAGGTGCGTAGCGCGGTGCTGACCGTTAGTTGAAGTCTCGATAATATCCAGCAGGCTTGTAATATCGCTTACCGCTGTAGTAGGTTGAGACCATGAGCCACCGCTAACAACGTTGTTGATATTTGGATAGTCGAACACGCTAGGGATTCCGTGAACGGTAGAGCCTGACCATACCAGTTTATCAAGAAGCTTGTCGTGCGCTTCGAAAGCCAGAGACTGCTTGCGAGCAGACAGTGACTGACCAGTAGCCTGACCAACTTTAATTTCATCGATAGAAATCAGGAAAGCGTTACCGAAACGGAAAACTTTACCCTGGCGTTCAGTTGCCAAAGCATCAACCAGCGGCAGGTCATCAGTGTAGTCAGCTACGATCTGAGCAATTCCAACACCATCAAATACCGGATACTCAAAGTACTTAGCGTAGCCAGGGATTTCATTGCTAACAGGGAACAGGTTTACTACGGAGTTCTGATCGTACTCAGTTTCGTAAGCTTTATTCAGGCTTGCAGTGAGCTGCTTCACGGTCCAGATACCAGCCGCGTCGGCTTTATCAACACCCATTGCGCGCAGGTGGTTAGTAATCTTTTCTTGCTCGAAAGCGTCAAGTTTGATAGTCATATTAAGATGCATCCTTTTGTTTATGAGTTTACGTGTCAATTATACACGAGATTTTGATTGGAACAATAGGCGATTCCTTTCGCCTTTAACTTTAATCCACTATGCGAGAGGTTTGCTTAGGTTTTCCACCTTATAAGCGTAAACGCCTGCCAAAGTATCAGATGAGTTCCTTATTCCAACTATTGTAAGCTTGAAGCATTTAGAGTCAGCCGTAGCTCCTGGTGATGTGGTTATGTAATGCTCAGATGTGACTCCAAAAACGCCTGGCTTGAATACGCTATTCCAAAGAGCGGCCCCAGGAGGCATGCTTGTTACTATCGCTGTGTAGTTTTTCAACTTATCAGCTGCAACTGTAGTGAGTGAGTCAATCTGGTATGCAGTGTGCCTTATTGAAGCGATATTTGCTGTACCAGTATTACTAACACCAACCCATAAACCCTTGGCTGGAACTGTGGCGTTCTTCTCTCCGGTAAGGGCGAACCTTATTGTTGTCTCTCCGGGTATATCTATAAAGTCAGTATCCGTCTGATTGATCAACCCCGACCTTACGCCTGAAGCTACGTTATAAGAGGCTGGACCAGCCACCCCCTGTAAGCCCTGAGGTCCCGTAGGGCCCTGCAATCCACGCTCACCCTGCGGGCCTGCCGGGCCTTGTGGTCCAACTGCACCAGCTACACCTTGTAAGCCTTGCGGGCCGGCTGGGCCTTGCTCACCTTGCAGGCCCCTCTCGCCTTGTGGGCCTTGAATACCTTCCGGACCTGTCGGGCCAGTTGGGCCTGCTGGACCAGCGGAACCCTGTGGGCCTGGGGCACCCTGTGCGGCCAGTAACTCCCAGGAATCGCTAACATCTGGATTTTCTCCGGTCACGGCGGCGGTAGCAAACCAGCTAGAGTTGTTAAATGTAACGACATCATCTTTAACGTAAGCTGTCGCAGCGTCGTACATCCCGCGGAATGTTAAGCCTGCCGGACCAACTGGACCCGCATCACCTTTATCACCTTTAGGGCCGGCCGGACCTGCTGCGCCGGTTGCACCGATAGGGCCTTGCGGACCAGACTCGCCAGTTTCACCTTGAGGACCTTGCGGGCCTACGGGGCCAGCTGGACCAGTGTCGCCTTTGGCACCTGCCGAGCCTGCCGGGCCGGTAGCACCTGTTGGGCCTTGAGGACCCTGTGGACCAATAGCTCCTGCCGGGCCCGCTGGACCCTGTGGACCAACCGGACCTTGCGGGCCTGCTTCACCTGAGCCTCCTTCTTCATCACTTACAAAATCACCTTTCGCCAGCGCTGAAAGATAAGCACCATCTTCGAAGTGGGCATTGCCAAACCTGCGCCAGCCCTGGGCTAGATATCTGTTAACCCTGTTAACTAATCCCTGAATTGTGGTATCGGATGTCACCATGAAGTCTTCAACGTTGTTTGCTGTTCCTTTCGCCATCTTCATGCCAAAGAGGGTGCCGCTCAGCATCTGCACGTCGCCATATGGCTGGAATCCTGATGAAATCATGATTTTTACGTTTCTGGCTAAGATTTCAGGTGAATTCCCTACTGCCATAGCAATTTCTGTGTAAGCCATCTCTATCTCCTGATTGGTTAATAATCATTGACAGTCTAACAGAAAATTGGCAATAAAAAACCTCCCGAAGGAGGCTTAATATTACGCTCGAGACACTGAAAGGATTTCAACTCGCTCACCGGTCTGCAGGTATAGCTGTCCGGCAACGTCATTCTCATCAATGGCATTTACTACACCAGAGAAGATTCTTACGCCAAATCCCTTAGTCAGCCTTGCAACTACGTTAAATCCGCGAGGCTTAACTGGAACCATTAATGACTTCTGACCTGTGGCTGCCAGAAGAACTTCGCGAGCCATTGCCATACCCCTGAACTCATGACCCATAGCGCCAGGGTGAACCCTATCAGTTCCGGTGTATATTTCAGAGTTTGCTGCCGTTACATAATTGCTAATGTTGATTACTGGTATCCCGTTATCAGCACAGAAGCCATCAACCAACTCAACAACCCTCTGAGTTGTGGCATTCAATCCAATTGGTGTTGCGCAGCTAATCTGGATGATTGGTACATCACTGTAAGTCTTCCTGGTCTCCTCCAGGCACTCCGACATAGACCTAAGCAGCCACTCAGCCTTGCCAGGGTCATTTATTGAAACTGAGTCATTATAACCAAGCGCCCACGAGATAACGTCAGGTTTTCTATTTAACGCTGCGAGCCTTGTCTTTACCCTGTTAATCGGGAACCTGCCCTCCTCTTTTGAAGTCCAGGCCGATCCACCAATCCCTTCGCAGATACCATCGAATCCAAGCGATCGACTAAAAGTATAGAAGTCGTTTACTGCAGGGGATGAGCCATAAGCCTGAGTCCTAAATCCCGCACCAGTACCAGCGGTGTAGCTATCACCCATCTGGTAAATGAATGGCCTTTTAATAGTAATATCCCTGCTAATCGTGTCTAACGGACCGAATGCGAAAGAGCCAAATGCAGTGTTAACGCCATAAATCTCAATATGCCTTAACTTTCCGCTAACGACTCCATCATTGGCCTTCACTTGAATCCAGCTAACACCCTCAGTGGTTGGTGTCGTGATAGCATCTAGGGTTACCAATTTACCGTCAACGAATATTGAGTAAGATGAAAGAGAGCCAATGGTCTTAATTTCAAAAAGCCTTGAATCAGTCATAAACTCAAGTTTCATCTGAAGGCCATTCGAAGGCTTCTGACCAGTGTAAGACCCGCCTGAAACGTTATCAAATCCGTAGGTTGTCCACATGAGATTGGTCTCATTAAGTCTATTGATAACTTGAGGGGTGGTAATTGATGTTGCGGCCCTGATTTCCTTGATTGCGGAAAACTCAGTCGATAGCTGAACTGGCTGCATAGTAGCCAAGCCGTTTTCAATATTTCTTTTTACCAAATCAATAAAGCTTGCCATTTTCTTTCCTCCAATTTTAAGTGAAACTAATTGTACCAGTTTACAGGCGTAAAAAAACCTCCCGAAGGAGGTTTAGTTTAGCTTTGCTAATTATTTCTGAATAACCTGAACTTCAACGAGAGCAGGCTCACCAGATACTGCGTCAGCGGCTTGGAAGCCACCCGCAAAGGTCCAGTTAGTGGTAACTGCTCCGCCGCTTGTTGCGGAACCATCAGTACCAATGGTAACAGCACTACCAAATGCAGGAGCAGAAGAAAGGCCGGTAACCATCCAGATTCGACCGTGAGTCATTACGTTAGCAACCTGGAAGTTATCAATGTTACCAACAACACCACCGTAAGAACCGCGCGGGCTTTCGTAATGTGACTTCACCAGAACACCGTATACGTTATCGGCAACAGCGGAAACCAGAACTTTGTGACCATCAGCATCAACAGAATCGACACCAACAGCATAACCAACACCCTGAACTACTCCGGTAGACATTACACATGCACCATCAATATTGTACAGAGAGGTATCTGCAACCATACCAGCAGTAGCTTGACGACGAATTGCCATATTAAGACTCCTTATTTTTTCAATTTAGCGAGGCGAGCGCGCGGGTTAAGAGTCTTAACTTCCGGTGCTGCATCAGATTTTTCCGCGCCAGCAACTGCTACACGGGCTTCAGCCATTTTATCAGAAGATTTGGCGATATCAAAGGCCGCATCGATGTACGCATCAGATTTCTCAGCAACTTCAATACCAGACACTTCTTTAACATAAGCAACTTTGATTGCTTTAGCGTCCAGGCCATCACATTTAACGCCAACTTCCGCAGCGGTAGCAACCAGAGCGGCAAGCTCATCAGCATCAGCTTTAGCTTTAGCTACGGCAGCTTCGATTTCGGCTGGGATGCCATCAACTTTAGCTTTCAGTGCGTTGCGCTCAGCTTCCAGGGTGTCAGCTTTGGCTTTTGCCTGCTCTGCATCAGCTTTAACAGCTTCGATGTGCTTAGCAACTTCCGTGGCGATTTCGAACTCCTGCTCGCCATCCAGTTTAATCTTAATCATCAATTTATCCTCTTTATTTGATTGAACGGTATCAGTATACGGGTTTTCCTGCTCCCCGTCCAGATTGAGTTTTGCAATACCAGCCCTTCCGCGATAAACCATTGCAAGGTGATTAACCCTGATGTCTCGCTGAATACCATCAAACTCTTCGTACCCATCAGGAGCAATCTGCATTACATCTGTCTTAAGCACATACTCGCCAGTTAGTGGGTCGCCCCACCCTGGAGTCATGTCTACGAAAGCCTGATAGCCAACGGATAACTCTTTCGCCTCGCCAGCCATAGCCTTTTCAATTGCGCTCTTGTCGTAAACAACGATTGGAGCAACAACTGCATTACCCATCTTCTCAGCCTTGCCAGAAATAGAGCCAACAACAACTTCTTTAGCGTTATCTGAGTTAACTTCTACATGGTCAAGCGTAACCGGCTTACCCTGAAAGCTGGAAAGAGAGGTGTCATTGAATACCTCCTCAGATGGCCTGAACTCCCTTACCGCATTGCCGTCAATGTCGTAATAAACCTGAACCCCAATTCGTGCCACCACAGGCGTATCGACGAGAAAACCGTTCTCATCAATTGCAGCCTTGAATATGGAGTTATCATAGCGCATCTTACTCTTCATTAATCACTACCTCCTCGGCTAATTCTTCCTGAGCGGGTTGCTCCGGCAAGTTAACATCGCCATCCTGAAGCTTAACCTCTGTAGCGATGGTACGTAGTGTATCACGAGCTTCTTCGGTATTCATCACGCCAGCCGCAATCAATGCGGCAACCGAGTTCACATTCTTCTCAAGAATCTCAGACTTATCCTTGTCACTAACCTGGGATAGTGGGTTAAATTCTACTGACCACTCTTGCTCAGTTACGATGAACGATAGCAGGAACTCAAGGAGAGGCAGTAATTCAGCCTTGCGCTTACGGTCAACATAACCATAGAAGGTCTCCAAAGCAGTGTTCTGGCTTGCTGATACGCCACCAACGTTTTTGCCCTTCAAGATAATCTCGTGAATACCGCTCAGAGCAACAATTCGGTCAAACTTCTGGCTCAGAAAAGTATCAATCCCACCAATGTCTGAGTTGAGAACGTTGTATTCCTCGCTCTCCGCGTCAATGCCGATAGCCTGACCAACACCACTGTTGTTATCTACCTGCGCCAGTCGCAATCGAGCCGCGCCAAAACCATCTGAATCGTCACATAAGTCAGCAAGACCTTTTGCTTTCCAAACCGCCTGCTGTTTACGACGCAGTAACTGAGTAGCCAGTCGCTCACAGTTCTGATAGTCGTCAATAGCGTCGATTAAGTCACCAGTTAGTACGCTTGCTCCCCATCCGTCGTTGTTACGACGTAAATTGTTAGGTACTCGCTCGCCATCAATGATATGACAACGTGTGTAGTGCACATCGTAGAACGTTGCCGCACCATTTGGCGTAATGCGGTAGGTTACTGGCTTACCAAAACGTGCGTTACGTGGATTCTCCTCGCGAGTCTGAACCCTCACTTGCTGGCGGTCGTATACGCGAACTGTTTCTAGTTCTGCACCATCACTAACTGGGCTGGTTAGCGCCCTGCTATCCTTAACAATTGCCACTACAGCAGCGCCACCGTATAACCTGGCCCATGCCAGAGCGTCGATTACACTATCCGAAAGGTCTAGGTCATCCCAACGAGACCAGAACTTGCCTTCATCGTCGATACCTTCGATGTTAAAGCCAGCGCCAAGTGCGACCTCTGGCACGATATCAATAATTCGGCGAACTAGTGCGCTACTGACGTAAAGCTGCTCAAGCTGAGCTGGAGCTGTTAGGCCAAGGCCGCCAAACTTTCCGTAAATCTCGCTACCATCACTCCCGTTAAGAAAGATGTTTGCGTAGCTGTCTGCTTTTACCATGTAATTTCTCCAATAAAAAAAGCCCCTGAGTAGGGGCTAGTGTATCACAGAGTTTTGATTACTCGAACTTGATTTCAAATTTGACTGAAGACACTTTGGCGCCAAGTCTATCAGCCTCATTTAGCTCGCCAATTAACTCGTAGAAGTAGCTTTTTTGCACCAAGTTGCCATTGATATAATACTTTAGGCTTGCTGGCTCCTCAAATAAATCATCATCTTCTACTATTTCGAAATCATAGACACTGCTATTGTCAATTGAGACGCGGCAACCATTATCATCAATTACAAATTTGCACTTATACCCATCATTAATCTGATATTTCATACCTTTAGTGAAGTTGAAAAAGCTATCATCCATTTTGTAACCTTTAAAAATTGCCTTCATTTCATATCTCCTCTCGTTTTGATGAGTTGATTATACGCCATCCCTGGCGATTGTATTTAGCAATTCGTGCTACTTCACTCCAGCTAGTCGCATCAACCTGGCCCTTGGGTCATCACTTAAGTTCAACTCACAGTTGATTGCCATTGTTGTAGTATCGACAATGTCATCATGCGGATGTGAATCGTCAGCAGTAAACGCAGAGAACTCAGTTAATAGCGAAGTAAGCCATGGCGCAGAGTCTGGAAGAACTACGTTACCAGCCTTAATCTGTGGCAATGCGCTCATCACCCTGGTTAACTTATCTGTATCAGGAACGAAAGGATCGATAGGAGTTCGCATTGTTCGGCCTGCTGACTGGATAAGGCCGATACCAGACGCCTTCTTCTCTATAATAACCTTGCGCAAGATTCCATCTGTTTTACTGGTGGCTCTGTGCTTGCTCTCAAAGTCAAGAAGAGCCTGCTCAAGCTCTGGAGCCTCCCATTTGCCTCTTACCATATCCAGAAGGTAAAGCTTGTTACCCTTACGTCCCCACAACTGAAATACAGAGTAGTCGCTATAACTCTTCGTCGTCATGGCGGTATCAGCCGTAATGAAGCGGTAGTCATACTTGACTGGCGGCCTGTTATTCTCATCAAGACGAACAAACCAATCGACGTTTATCAGGTTTCCACCTAGAGCTACTGGAGATTGTTGGTACTGGCTTAGGAATGTGTACGGGTCTGAATCCCACATCGCCACTAAGTCATGCACAGATTCCTTTTGCGGGAAATAGCTATAGTACTTGACCCCATCGCGCTCAACTGATTCAGATGACAGGACGTCCCTTTCGAATTGCTCACGAATCCAGTCAGGAAGGTCATTCACGTAATCTTCAGTAACCAGCGCCGGTATTTTAACCACATCAAAGTCGATACCCATGCCTCCAGAAGTCATGAACCACGTTGAATCCTGCGTATGAAGCCTTTGCTGAATTGACAGAATCGGCGTAGCTTTACCTTTAACACTGCTAGCCCTACGAGAACGGATGGTGTTCTTGAGTAAAACGTGTACAGCTTCACGCCTAACCTTGCTGAGCATATCGTCTGGCTTGTCTGGGTCATCAAGCATCAAGCAGCCACTATAAGTTTCAGTAATATAACCGCCACGCGCACCAGTAATCTGACCGCCAATTGCTTTCGATATAGCTTCGAATCTAACCTTGCCACTCCCATCAAGAACCTGAATCTCGTCATCTTTGCACGTACCGAACTTACAGGGCCATAGCTCCTGAAACTCAGCTGACTTGATAAGGTCGCGAACTCGCTTTGAGTTACGCTTCACGAGGCTATCGGAGAATGAAAGGCTCAGGTTTCTCACTTTCTTTAGCTTAAGCATTGAGTACACCGGAAAGTGGATTGAAGTAATCTCAGTTTTACCGGCCCCGGGAGCTACGTTAATGATAGTATCCCTACGCTCCCCGCTGATAACCTCGTCAATGATTCGGCAAAGGTACTTATGATGCCAGTTAGGGATGTATCGCTCGCCTTGAGTTAACTGAAACCACACCCGAAGGAATGCTTCAAAGCTATGAGTGGATAACGCCTTAATTGCCAGCTTTTCGGCTGGCGTCATATCTTCCCAAGCTAGTGTATTCATAGTACAAGCCAAAGCATGATTGGTGAGGTGATAATTATTGAAACCAGAGCCAGAACCTTAAAGTCCTCAGCATATGATTTGCAAATAAACTTTTTGCTCTTAATAATCATAGCTTCTCCATAATAGATTCAAGTGCGGCCTTCATAGCTTCCTCGTCGTTAACTACCGCATTAGAAGCGTTGTTGATGTTAACCTCTTGCGGCTTGTCGATACCAAGGTCTTTGCCAATCAGTCCAGGGTTGACGATGTTGTTAACACCCAGCTGATACTTCTGCTCAAAGATGACCGAATCCACAAACTCCATCACCTCATCGAATCCAGGCGAAGATCGCCATTTACTAATGGCATTATGACCTACACCGCAGAAAAGCTGGAAGCCAGTTATCGTAAATACTCTCGGCTTGTGAATAAGGTTTTCTGTTACGACGCCCTGAAAGCTAGCCGTTTCAATGGCCTTAATCGCTTGCTCTTCAGCCCAGCTGAAATACCTGACGGCCATGTCGAATACCTGTTCAGGGGTGTACCTGTGGTTAATCTTCAGATTGGCAATATCGCCATACTTCTTGTTATACAGCTCCTTGAAGTTTCCTATCTTCTGGTGAATCTTTTTCTCTTCTGGCATGTGATATTCCTCCTGTTTTAAAAGTCATTGTACCATGAGTACGGACGAAAAAAAGCCCTCACTAGGAGGGCGAAGAACTACATTGCGAGATTACCAATCTCAAACGAGGGATACTTTATCAACGCTGACTTTGTGGACTTTCAGGTCGATCTTAAATGCTGCCTTTGCAGCTGAAACTGCTTCTTCAGGGCTGTTAGCAAGAAACCTACCTTCGTAGGATTGCTGGCAAGATTTGCATTGCCTTCCCATTAGGCGGGAAGTTAAACGGACTTCGTAGTTATTCACTAGGATGCTCCATGATTGGCGTTCCGCGCTGGACTCGAACCAGCAACTGAGACTTAGGAGGTCTCTGCGTTATCCTGTTACACCAGCAGAACTTAATTGGCACGGGATGTTGGAATCGAACCAACCTCTTTGGTTTTGGAGGCCACTATTCTACCAATGAACTAACCCCATTTTGTTAGATGCCGGTTACGGAATCCGGCGAGCTTTCACAATGCTCCGACTATATCGAGTTACCACATCGATTGGTTCGCTTCGCGAAGTTCTCAATGCATAACTGCGGTTTATTTGCCTCGTATCTTTACCCAGCCCGGCTATCGGCTTGCATCTCCGCGATGCGCGTTACGGTCATTGCCGTCTACGTGGTTAATACTAACCACTTTTAACATTTACGTCAAGCCATGACGACGAAATAAATCCAAGTCAACATGCCAGCCAGTAGCCAGATTGATAGCTCAGTCATAAATGTTACTCCCATCTTCACGCTTACCGCAGCGTCCTGCCAGATAACCGGAAACCCAAACGAAGCGCATCTTCTCGATGATTGTACTGACTGGGCTATGGAACTCACAGATAACCGCCTTCATGATGTCGTTATCTTGCTTCTGCTTGCTGGTTAGCTTATCCACTGCCTCGTTTAGCTTCTTAGCCTGGGCGCGCACTGCGTTGAATTGTGGTTGAGTAAGTCCGAACATTTAATATTCCTTTTTAGCTGCCACATAGTCAAGAATAATCCAAAGAACAACTGGAATAGCTAAACAAATGATTATCTCAAACATGATTAAGCCTTCTTGTAAGATTGAATGTCGCCGCCGAGTACTGTATGTTGTGCTTTTGCTGCTTCATAACTATCGTGAACAATCTTATGCATCACGCTGTTAAACTTGCCAGTGTAGTATGTATGGACCCAAATCATTCTTCAGTCTCCCATCCATCAATAAGAGCTAAAGGCACTCTAACATCGCCGTTAAATGTTTCAAGATACCAAAACTTATCGCACTCCTTAATGCTGAATACATCAATCTCAGTTGTCTTGCCAGTCTTCCAGAAGATTCTTACAGTTTTCATTTTTTATCCTCGCGCTCACGCCACATATTCATCAATTCAAAGTAGGCCATTGCCTCATCGCCATCCTTTGCCTCATCCATCATCTTTTTGCACCACTCATAAGGTGATTGTTCTTTAAGCCAGTGTAGCTTTACCACTTTATCAGCCATTACTCAACCCTCTCATACTCAAATTCACTGATACTAACCTAATTTCCAACACTAACAAACTCAGTTTCACGAATTGCGTGGATTGATAGATCTCCATTATTGTACTTACCTGACACCTCTACAACATCGCCAACTTCGAACCCGCATTCGCGAAGTGTGATGGACTCGTCATCAGTAACATAATCAACATCGATAATTTTAATTTTCATTTCTGCTTCCTCGTTCGTTTCGATTTAGTAATAGTATCGCATCCTTGCGATTGATGTTTAGCAATTAGTGCTATTTACCAAGGAAGGCCGTCTTCCCATTCGTAAGTATCAGACCTTTTTTCTATGAATGAATTATTTACTTTCATCATATCCCCGCTAACCACAAATCTTTTATTTTTCTTATTAATATCCTTATGAGCGTATAGCTCCTTAGCTTTCTGCAGTGACTCAATTGAGTCATCAATGTCAGTGAGGTAGTCTTTATGTCCGCGTAGACCTGTACATAGCATCTTCTTGATTGCGTGCTGAGTTGCTGGGTCTGTTACCTGGAATGCATCCAGAACGCGATATACATCAATAGTAGTTACCGTGCCATCCAGACCAATAATCTCTCGGTTGTACTTACTCATATATCAATCCTCACGCTCTTCAGGAAAGCTGATACCAAGCTCATCTCCATCGCACCTAGTTGGCTCGCCATATCCTTCATATAGTTCGATGCATTCATCAATGTAAAAATTACTGTATTCGCCATTATGAATCTTCATATCTCAATCCTCGTTATTGTGCCGCCATGCGTCTTCTGCATCAACATGGCGTATCTATCGTCTACATAGTGCAGGAGCATATCAATACCCCTGCTACTGAACTTGTGTTCGTAGATTATCACTTGTATTGACTAGCCAGCTGGCAACCTGATAGTGCGGTGCAAATCTGCTCGTATCGGCTCCATGCTGTATCCGTATCCCACGGGAGCTCATCGTTATCATCGAACTCTTGGTTGCGAATCTGATTTAGAACCTCATTGATAACGCCTGAATCCTGGAACATCCCTTTTGAGTCAAAGTACTGAAGTGAGACTTTGAGCGCAAATGCGTGCTCTTCTGATAGATTGATGGTAATCATGTTAGCTTCCTCTCGTTTAATTGCCTTTGCTTCAATAAGGCCACTATATCAAATGGCCTTGCGGAAGGTTTACCAATTCGTGCTATTGCGGTTTATTATTTTTGTTATACCACTCAGCACAGGATATCCACGCAAAGAATGCCGTATTTGTTTGTAAATCAATATACTGCTGGTCTTCGTGCTTAGTCATTGGGTATTGGGTTCTCTGCAAGTCAAATCCAGTTTTCTTGGTGGCCCAATGCTCGAAGTCTTCTCTGACATTTTTGCATTCGTCTAAATCAAACATTATTTAGTCTCCTTAATCATTTCCTGGTAAGCGTTAATCATTGCCACCGCGCCCTTAAGTTCTTCACCTTCAAGTCCAGCAACGCTTGGTGACAGCTTGAGCAATCGAGATTTAAACCTTTCAATGGTTGCTGCCTCCCTCTCCGATTCCTGCTTTTTCTTCTCGCGACTTCCAGTCCAGTGCGCGCCGTTCTCAATGTATATTACCAGGTATTTATCTGCGCCATCACCATCGAAGCTACCAGGGTTTACCTGCTCGCCATCCTCATCAATCCAGATGAACTTATAGCGCGCTCGCTTGTTTGCATCTCGAAGCTCGGTCATTCTCGAAACCGTATTATAAATGTATGAGTTCTTTAGTTCCGGCATCGCCCTATCTGCAAGGTTTAGGATCTCACTGGTCTCCTCATCATACTGCATCTCAGGGTATTCTTTCCCGCGAACCAGCTTGAATATCTGGCTAACCGGAACTTTGAACTCACCACCCTCAGACGCCATCGCGTTACGAACCATCTCGCGGATAACTTCACCTAGTGTTACTTTCTGCATGTTAATACCTCGTTTGGTTTACTTCGTTTCAGTGATTGCTATATTGCCACCTATTTACGTGTCGGTCAATGTATATTTTAGTATATTTTATCATGGATACGCATTTTTCCTCTCTAGCCCGCACCAGCACGGATTGTAAACCTGCCGTATCCCCTGTATACAGTTTTTTGAGGTTATTTCCTATATATGCGCCTTTTTATTCCTACAATATCATCCCTTTCTGACAGGTGTCAGAATATATGCGCGGAACATATCAACCATTCCATCCATGACCGGTATACACGGTATACATATATATAATAATAATAATAATAATAGAGTAAAAGGTTGATATATATAGATATTATATTGTATATCGAGTGTATATTGGCGTAAAAAACGTAGGTTAGTGTTCACTAACTTTTGTGACGACACTGAGTATACGTAGGATACGCGTATATCATTAAATGGCTCAGCAAGAATCAAAATCAACTTGTATGGTAGTCCATCCATCTTTCATTCACTCACTCATCAATTCATTGCTCAATTCGCAACAATCAAAAACATCATTGCATCTGAAGCAACATTGCTATATGTGCAATAATCATGTGAATCATTGCAATAGCTGCAACAAACCATAAATCGAACGAATAGCACTTTTTGCTAATGACCATTCAGCCCTGATTGGTTATATTCATTACATCAACAACGAGGAGATAAAACATGAATGCGATTATCATTAACAACGAAATCAAGTATGACAAAGATGCATTAAGCCTGGCTGATATGGGTTATGAAATTGGTGAGAAGGTTCACCTATCAGTTTGCCAGTTAAGTGGTGAGATGTACTTAACTGTTAAGCAAGACTTAGTAATCGATGGAATCGTTGCTGTCTATGCTGGAGAAGAGATTTGCGTTAGTGACGATGAAGTGGAGATGATGGCATGAAGGTTCGCTGCACTAACGTCATCCAGAGCACAGATAAGAAAGTATTAACGCCGTTCGTAAAAGGCTCTGTATACGACGCTGATCCGCTAATCATTAACGGCAAGACAATCCCGAACGAATGGGTAATTAATGGTGCTGAGAGACCGCACAAGCACGATACGGGGTGGATTGCTATTGCTGGTTGGAAGGTTGGTATGTTTATCCCTGGCATCGCAACTTTTGACGAGGTGAAATAATGCTTAAGCCATCTGATTTGAACTATTATGATCTAGAAACTATAGCTAAATACAGCGGCAAAGGTTGGCCTGTTGGTGACTACTTCAAGGAAGATTTAATTGAAAGCTTTGAAATAACACAGAAAGCAATTGAGAAGGCAAAGAAGAAATGAAAAAGGTAATTTACTGCCTGTTTGATGGTTCAGGTATCGCTGGCCTGCCATGGGCTGAGAATGGTCACACAGTCTACTGCTTCAACGCGGACTCAGGTAATCATGGCGAATATCACATTAAGATGCAGCATGAGAATATCCACTATATCAACATGTGGATTGATAAGGATTTCATCACTAAGTGCGAATTGCTCGGGCTTCCTCCGGCGCAGATGGTTATCGGCTTCCCTGATTGCACGCTGTTCTCTCAGTCAGGATCACAGCATGAGCGGGGTGAAGATGAACTGGCGTACGCCCTGGCTAATGCTAAGCTTGTCGAAGAGGTTGGCAATCACTTTAATGCTCCATGGATGGTTGAGAATCCGGTAGGTAAGCTGTCAACTCTATGGCGTAAGCCTGATTTCTATTTCAACCCGTATGAGTACGGAGGGCTAATGAATGCTCATGATCTGCCGTACCACGAAAAAATGCCAAAATACGACGGATACACCAAGAAAACTTGCATCTGGCATGGCAACGGATTCGTTGAGCCAGTGAAGAATCCCGGGCCGATTAACATCGGTTTCTTTTGGGGATGGAAGTACCTCGGCGGGAAGTCTGCTAAGACTAAGCAGTTGCGCTCACTGACTCCACGTGGATTTGCGCGCGCCGTATACCTGGCGAATCATTTAACCAAATAGCACGAATTGCTAAAGCCCTTCGGGGCTTATGCTGTATATTCATATCATCGAAACGAAACACACTAAAGGAAAGTAATCATGGCTACCACTCTGACTAAGAATTTTGTTTCTAGCGAAAACAAGTTATATAAAGCTCGAGTAAAAGATGGTGTAGAGCAAATTAAACTCGATGGAAAATGGGTTAACCTAGGAATGATGGGTCATTACATTAAAACAAAGACACTGCTTTGCACCAAGGTTGACCATAGCAATCCGCTAAAGAAATCTTTCACTGAAGGCAAGCGTTATCAGATTGATATGCACGCAGGGTTGGGTCGCAATGCTGGCTATATCTATGATAATGACGGTGACGGATGGCAGCTCACTCTCGATGATGAAGTTGGTTATGATGTTGGTTTTGGAATGTATAAATTTGAGGCCGCTTACAAATGAAGAGGATTAGAGTTTTATGCTCGGCCACCAGAGATATAGTGGTAGGTGGCGAAGTAATAATAAAGGCTGGACATACATTTAAGTGCTATATGGTTGGTGTTGGTCATTATTATGTCAATAGAAAAGGGATGAGATTTAACTTGATTGATGGTGAGTTTAAAGTAAATAGCATTTTTTGTTAATGACACTACCCGCTTCGGCGGGTATATTTATATCAATCGATAACAACGAGAGAGAATAAGATGTTTGATTTTAACGAAGACAAGTTATCAGTAGAACAAGTGATGTCTGTCGCTGCGGCTGAAAATCTACCACCATTGCGAGTCGCAATTAATGCAAATGGCTATCGTCAGAGTGCATCATTCTGGAAAGCTCCGGTCGAGATTGATTCAACTGGTGATAAATATCCGGTTATCTCACTTGGTAATGATTGTGACGTTGTTGGTAAGCTATCAGCCAACATTGCGCGCTCAGTTCAGTTCCCTGAGTCATCCGCTTATATGCATTTTCTTGGCTGCATATCAGCGGCAATGCTTGGTCGATTCACTGTTGAATACCATGGAACTCAGCAGCCGACATCCCTATACGTCGTAACCAGTCAGCCTCCATCAACTGGTAAGTCAGCCATTAACTCACTCGCACTAGCGCCAATGATTGCTGAGACTGAGCGACTTAATGAATTACGCAAGCGTGAGCGTAAGAAGATTATGGCTAAGCTGTCATCTCTGGCAAAAGAGATGAAGCAAGAGAAGTCACCATCAGAAATGGCTGGATTATTCGAAGAGAAAGAGGAGCTGGAGGAGAAGCTCGAGAAGCTATGCGATATCGTTTTCCCCGTGTCCGATACCACACCTGAGGGCCTTGCCAGAATAAACAACCGCCAGGGTAACTTTGCGGTTATCTCGGATGAAGCAACTAGCGTCAACTCACTGCTTGGCATGACCTATGGTGATGGCTCAAAGAAAACTAACAGCGAACTGGTACTCAAGGCGTGGGATGCTGGTAACGTATCTATCGCGCGTGCGAATGCTGAGAATAACATGAGTTTCGTAGCAATGGGGTGTATCTCTGTTATTGCGCAGGATGAGACAATAAACGCCATCATGAATGCCGGCGCGCGCGGTATCGGTGTGTCAGAGCGTTTTCTACTTGTGCGTGAAAAGTCATTCCTTGGCGAGCGTGTATTCGTCGATGAGAATGGTAACTCAACTTACGAGCCAATTGATGGTGAGCTTAAGGCTAACTACTTCCGCCTGGTTCACGAAATCATGAATGAGCAAGAAGTAAAGTTGACGGTTAGCAACTCAGCAATGAAGTACCTCAACCGAGCACGCCAGGAGATGGAACCTCACCTTGCTGACGGCGGTAAGTATTCACACACAATGCTTAGAGGTGCGCTTGGTAAAATGGATAAACAGGTAATTCGCCTTGCTGCAGTTCTTCACACTATCAGCAACTGGTTCAGCCATAATGGCGGGAGTCCGCAGAAGTCCAGAGAGATTGAACTGGAAACGATGCAAGAGGCTTTATTGATGTTTGATGAGCTGAGTAAAACTTATCTATCTTCCGCTAACGCCGCTGGTCATGCAGGTGACAATGCGGAGATGAATAAGCTAATTGATATCCTGATTAAGCAAGGCAGGAATAGTAAAGGAGTTGTAGGCTTGCGCTCACTCTATGAAGCAGCACGCAAGGTTAAGCCTTTTGAGGCTCAGTCTGGCGTAATGGCTAAGATTAAAGACCACTTACTTCCGATGCTTGATGAGAAAAACTACACCTGCCTGATTGGTGATAAGGTTTACATTAATCCGCGACTGCTGGGGTGACTTATGAGAAAGATTGAAAGTTTTGTCATGTATTCACTAATACCGATTCACTTGATTAGCATTTTGTTTTGCATACTATCATTAATTTATGGGTGATTTATGTTTTTACTAGATGTGTTCAAGTTCTGCGAGAGCTATGAAAGGTTTAACAGGCAGCACCTGGCGGTATTCATTTACCGCCACAAAGACTGCGAGCGGATGGCGAAGGCCGCTGGAGTTACTACTCGTTACTTTGCATCATCTGCGTCAAAGGAGTTTCTAGCAAGATGCATGACTGCAGGTTACATCGATGGGGTTAATGGTAACTACTGGAGTAAGGGTAGTACAAAGCGACCGTTCGGATTCAGCTTCAGATGCCTTAATGGTGAGATTGATAAGTACACCAATGATATGATGACGATAAAAGAAATGACAGACGACCAATTGTTCGCATAAAAGAAAGGAGCCTTTAGGCTCCTTTTTTGTTTCCTGCAAATCTTAAAGCGAAGTAAGTTAACAAACCAGAAACCAACCCAGCCAGAACTCCCCATACTAATGAGTCAACCCCAGAGTTTTCGGTGCTATGAATTTCAATCTTTTCAGCGGTTATTGTGTTAGCTGATAGACCTGTAGCAGCAGTCTTTTTCTGGCTTGATGAGTCTACATCTCTGTTAGTTGAGTTGCGCATATCGCTATCTACTGCGCTGGATTTATCTGTTTGGCTGGATACTCCAAGCCCAGTCTTCTGATTAGACTCACCAACCTGCGCGGTTGCTTCAATGCCATCCTTTGCTGGTAATAAATCAGAAATATCCGACAGGCCAGAGCAACCAGTCAGTAATGCAGTTGCAATAATTATAGCTCCGACACGCATAACTTAATCTCCGCGTTACGCCTGTTAACCAGGCCTTTGCTAACAACCTTCTTCCCACCAACGGTGATTTTATTCCACATGGAGAATGCATCGCATCCGCCTAGGATATCACCACGATTCATCCGCCTGATAACCGTTGAGTTACGCATTGCGTTAGTGCCAATATTGTATGACAAGCTGTAGAGTGCCGCCCTGGTGCTTACCGGAACATCCACTTTTAAAGCCTTATCTACTGCCGCCTTATGGATTGCAAGGTGCTTCATGAGAAGTGCGTCGCACTCGCGCTTTGTGTATACCTTCCCTGGAATAACGTCTGAACCAGTGATGCCTGCGCAAATAGTCCACACCCCAGCAACATCCCTGTAAGGCCTGTACTCAACACCCTCATGCTCATTCAGGAATGGAACCGCCAACGCCATTGCGCCAGCTACAGCCGAACCAATGACCTTATTCTTGATGCTCATCATTTACTCCTGATTCTCATTGCCTCGCGAATGTCGCCATCCTCAAGTGCTTTATGGAGCGCTTTACTGT